TCAAATACACGGTCCCGTGACGTTGTCTTCTATTAAAGAGGTCAGAATAGTTCCAGGGACACCTTTGAGCGAGAAGGCGTTGAAGAATTTTTCCGATGCGGGGGTTGCTGTGCGGCATGTTCCTCCTCGGCTAGGTCTCGGTTCTCGATCGTACAGTAAATGGGATCAATCGTTAGACGAGAAAGGTTGATAATGGATATTGGGTTTTTCGAATCTGATCTAGAAATCAAAGAGTGCCGTTTGGTGGGATACGATCGAGTAAAAGACGAAGCTGTGGTTTCTTGTCGAGGGGCTCGCCCTGTCCGGATAACACGTTTGCGATATGCTGATTTTGATGAAGGGGGTGATGGGATTTTTACAGATGATGAGCTCTCTCGATTCGATAAAGAGGTAGAACCCTACCGTAGAGAGTACGGGCCAAAATCATGATATCACTCTTCGATCAAGACAAAACAGCCGCCGTTCTTAAAAACCGCCTAGCTCTTGGTTTAAGAGGAGGCGAACGGGGAATGAAGCAGCAAGCGAAGCAACTCGTTCGGGTGTTCAATCGTGGTGCTGATATCGATTTGATAGCGTTGCACTCCGGATCGAAGTCCACTCTGCCAGATGCTGTTCTCTATCATTTTTTCCTTGATGTGTTCTTGGACGTCATGGAAGCGAACGACAAGCTGGAGATATCTGCTGTTGTAGATAGAGCTCACGATCTACTGCTTGGTGTTTCTCCTGGCATGCGAGACTATTCTGAGGCAGTTTTGAATGTCGCGACTAATGAGAAGGTGAAAGCTGCTTCACTGCAAACAAAAGTCTTCTGCCCAACTGGTTCAGGAGGCGGAGTCGATTCGAGTTGTAAGCCCGGTGGAGGTGGTGTTGCGAGTGCGGCAGAAATTAAGAAGGCGAGAGGTTGGGTAGGAGACCAAAAGGATTGGAAAGGAAAGGTCACTACCAAATACCACGAACTTGATATTGCAGACATCAAGAGTGACGCTGCCGTTTCCATCAACAAGCGAACAGTCAAGAAACACAAGAAGGCGATTGAGAAGAATGGACTCACGCGTCCATTCGTTGTGTCAAAGATGGAAAATGGGAAGTACCATCTACAAGATGGAAATCATTATCAGAAAGCGATAGGGGAGCTATTCAAAGAAGGGAAGATCAAACGCGAGACTTTGAAGAAGGTAGGTGTTGTTGAAGTGGTTCCTAAGAAGGGATACAAGTTTGAATTCCAGATGGTAGGGGGATTACTCCCTATGCAGAGGCTCGTTTCAGATAAGAAGAAAGCTGCTTCACTGCAAACAAAAGTCTTTTGTCCAACAGGTGCTGGTGGTGGAGTCGATGCTACCTGTAAAGCAGGCGCAAAAGGCGCCTACGTACCGCCTACGACAAACGAAGCAGGACAGCTGGTACCTGGTACGGTAGGTAAGTTCGCCGGAATAAGCACAGGCAGTTGGAAGATAAGCCAAGCGTCCGCCCAAGTTCACCTCAAAAAGATAGCGACCCTTGAAAAACTCGCATCCGAAGGAAAATGGGGACAGTTCCAGAAGAAGATGTCCAAAGCAAACCCGGCGACAGCTTCATCTGCGAAACTTAAGGCACAGCTCCAAGCACAAGAAAATCTGTTGGCTCAGAAAGGAAAGAAGCTACAGAAACTGGCACCCGGTGCGAGTGCAACGGACAACAATCCGGCGGTGGCTGATGGTAAGAACTGGAAGAAGATAGGCCCATCTCTTGGTACTGAGATTGGCGGTACGTATGAAATGGGAGGGAAGAAGTATTATGTCAAGATTCCAGACGATCCAAACAGAGCTCACAACGAAGTTCTGACGTCCAAGCTCTACAAAGCTGCTGGAGCAGGCATTGCCGATCACCACCTAGTTGAGATAGATGGGAAGGTCGGAGTTGCGACTGAGTGGTTAGAGGGGTCGACTAAACCAAAATGGGACATGCAATCAGTCAAGGACAAAGCTGCAGATGATTTCGGTGTTCATGCGTGGCTCAATAATAGAGATGCGGTTGGAGCTGGCAGCGAAAATCCGATGGATAACATCAAGCAGTTGCCAAACGGAGAGCTCGTTGCGATCGATGTGGGCGGTGGACTTGATTACAAGGGCATGGGAGGTGGTGGTAAGAAACCGATGGGAGAATTCGCAAATGAGTTCAGTTCCATGCGAGACGCGAAGCAAAATCCGTCGATGCACAAGGTGTTTGGCAAAATGACGGATGAGCAGCTGATGGAGTCTGCCGAAAAGGTGACGAATATAACAGAGCAAACTGTCAAAGACATTGTCAATAAGTACCATCCAGGTAATGCTGCTGCGAAACAAGATATGGTAAAGAAACTGATTGCCCGTAAAGACGATCTCGAAGAGAAGGGGTTGTTTATGCAAGAGAAGATAGCAGATAAACATGATGGGAAGAAGGTAGCAGCAGTTCAGAAGGTTGCTGCTGTGAAAAAGAAGATCACTATCGACACCGATCAATTCCCACCACCGCCTACTCTTCTATCTACAAACGAAACACACATCGCGGCGAATAAAAATGATGTCAAATCTATCATATCAGACGGAGCGGCTGGAGATATTGCGACACTGCAATGGCGTGTAGACAACGGTTTCTACAAGTCTCCAAAAGTGAAGAACTTTGCCGAGGAGGTCATCAGCAATGTGATGCAGCAACAGAATCCGCCACCTGCTCCTACGCCTCTCAGTGGAGCTTTCCATGAGATCTCTGCAAAGGTAGAATCAGCAGCTGGTAAGGCAGGACTCGAGAAGATCGGTTATTGGGATGTACTAGCCGATATGGGCGGCATACCCGAAGGGATTCCTCAAGGATTTTCTTTTGGTGCTTCTGAAAACGCCACTCACGCTAAAGGGGAAGCTGAGTTCAATAAACTTCCGCAGACGAAGCAGAATGCAATCAGATCCTATACCGGTGGCGGATATCGCATCACCAATCCCCAATTGAGAGGCGGTTGGGATAAGGCAGCAGCTCGTGCCAAAAATGTCGCGAACGGAGTGATGACTGCTGCTAGAAAACTTCCAGAAGGGAAAAAGGTAACTCGGTTTCATAGTCTAGCGCCGCTCGCGATCCAATCTCTAACTCCTGGTAAGATCGTATCTGACAAAGGTGTGCTCAGTACGTCCACCAAACCAGAAGGAGTGTTCACCGCCAACAACGTCAAATGGAATATCACAATAGGCCCCGATGTGAAGGGGCTTGCAGTTTCAAACGTATCGAGCCACAGTAGTGAGAAAGAAATCTTGTTTCCTCCTAACCAACGCATCATGGTAAAGTCAGTCCAAAGGGTAGGGGCGAAGCATTACGTAGATGCCATCATGCTGCCTACTCTCGATAACCAATGCTGTCCGAATTGATACTATGCCTTCCGTACACGAGACAAAAGAAAATCCATTCGCTGAGTCCATGAAACTGAAAGCGGAAGGGAACTCTCTTGGTGATGACGATATTGTCAAGATGATGCTGCAGATGGAAGCAGACGATTTCATCAAGCGGATGCAAGTAGGCGAAGACAAAGGACGCGTGATTGAGGTTTGTGCAAACAAGCTCGTGAGGATTCTGTTTGGACGAGACAGACGATACACAGGTGTTCGCAAGTGGAACGAACCTAAAGGTATCACACCGTTCCTGAAGAAGTGGGTCGGGTCAAAAGAAACAAAACCAAGATTGATTGCACAGCACGCGGCGTTGAGCTTTTTCAATGAGCTGATGGACGTTATTGTTCGAGCTGGTCAGCCCAGAATGGTGATGACAGACATCAAACCCGATTTAGACGCCCTGTTCAATAGATGGACTAATCTGTTTATGGGTGTACCTCCGAATGAACCGGTAAAAGAAAATGCCAGCAACTGACGCCTCACTCGACCATTTGGAAAACTCGACACAAGATGACGTGTCACTTGCTGCTGCTCTTCAGGAGCGGTTTTTGACAGTATGTGAAAGGTTTCAACGCAAGTGGGGAATGGACATTGAGTTCCCAAAGGAGATAACGCAAGCTATCTTCGCTTGGAGGACTTGCGTTGCCCGTTATCGCAAGAAAGACTTCCGACACAAGGCGAGTGAGAAGAAGTACGTTCGCATCCTTGCACAATGGACGGTAGACGAGAACTGCAAGTTGTGTGGTACACCTATTAAGAAGATTGAATTTGGCGATTGACTACTCACTAGATCAGCAGTACTCGTATCTTGCCCGAGTGTCCATTTCGCTCACCAAAGTGCAGCATGAGGCATTGGTGGAGATTTTGCGGAAGAAGATCGGCAAGGACTTCCCTCTGCTGTTTCTAGACTGTGCTCACTTCCGTTTGATTCAAATTAGAGGCGAAGAGCAAAAAGAGTTGGCAGGTCCCAGTTGGATCAAACCACCACCTCCAAAGGGCATATTCCTTGAGGTATCAAAGATAGGCATTCACAAGGATGATGAGATGTGCATTGAATGCACACAGGCTGTCCCCAAAATCGTTTTATCAAATTTGAAGGCGTGGAGTGGATGTGGAGTGAGGTGGCAACAACTTCCATCAATTTCCCTCTGACACGTATTGCAGAGAAGAAGAAGTCCCTTACAATCCGATTGATTCCAAAACCATTGGAGAATGAATTATGCGTGGCGTCGATTTTTATCTTGGACCCGCTTTCAACCTTGCGTCAAGAGCGTTGACAATCACTCGTATGCCCAAAGCGGGCGACGATACGATGCCGTCTGCATTTTCGACTCAGTCGTTGGGATCGACGGTCGAGACAGTGACAGTCAATCTTACCAACGACGTGATTTGGCAAGCGACACTCGTCGACACATTGGACTCCGGAGAAGTTGGATCTACGCAGGTGTTGAATTTTCACACCGGCGAACTTCAGTTTCCTGGTCCTGCTGCAACGCCCGGAGGATTTCGTGTCCTCTCTATGGAAGACTTATCTTCCAGCTCATCGAGTTCTAGCAGTAGCTCATCAAGTCAGAGCTCAAGCAGCAGCAGCTCACAGAGCAGCTCTTCATCCTCTACTAGCTGATAAGAACTATGTCAGTACTCTCGCACGAAAGAGTGACGGCGACCAGTTCCGTACTCACGGAATCAGCCATCACTTTTGCAGTTGGTACTAACTTTGTTGAGATAATCAACGGAGCTACCAATACTTTCTGGGCATCGTTCGATGGAACGGGTGTGCCAAGTGTGAGCCTTGGCATCCTGTTCAGTGCCAACGCCACGAGGACGGTACCTGTTGAAGATGCGAAGAACATCAAGTTCATCAGAGCAACTGGCACGGACGCCGATTTTGAAGTTATATGCCACGGCGGACGGGGAGTCTAATGCCAACGTCAACTGATCCAAATAGCTCGCTTCTAATTGACGTGAAGTCCAGAAATGAGCCTGGTGGTGAATTCAACTATGGCATCACCACTGCCGATAGGTACGTGAAGACCTTGCAGCAGTGCGTAGGTTCCGATCTGTGCTATCGCTATGCTGCGAAAGGGAACGTCAGTTTCAATGACGCTCTCAAAAAGGCAGAGTCAACGCTGACCTACTCCCAGCCTGATATGCAGGTTCAGGAGATTTACATGGACTTCAAATCCCGTGTAGATAAAGGGGAGATGGAGCTTCCAAAGAACACGTTGATGGTTTTCAAGAATGTTCTCACGTCACCCAAAAAAGACAGGGACGGCGATATCCTTCGTACGCAAGGAGCAAAGCTAGACCCTAAGATGCTGCTGCTGTGGCAACACGTCCACACCCTGCCGATTGGAAAAGTGGTCGGCACTGCGTCGCACACATCCAAATCCCTGGAAGTGTACACCGCAATCGTTGACTTGAATGAACTTGCCAACGACGCTGCTACGATGGTCGACAATGACATGGGTCGATTTAGCCATGGCTTCCGTGCTCTGGAATATGAAGCATTGGCAGGCAAAAGTGGGAAAACGACAGGCAAGGATGGATTTGATGTCAAGTCTTTTGAGGTGATGGAAGAAAGCCTTGTGTCCGTTCCAGCCAATACCGATGCAGGTGTCCAAGAAATCATGCTGGACCTGATCGAGAGCGATAAGCTGACTTCAAGCATGATGAAGGGATACGGAAAACGACTCCGCGAAAACAACACCACCACAGTGTCCGCGGGTGGATTGGATCTCACAATCACTGTTAAGAAGGCAGATGCAGATGATGAATCAAAGTCACTCGCCAAAAAGGATTGCGGATGCGGAGGAGACCCCGCAAAAGCCGGACAAGACGGATGCGACTGTGCACCAGCGAAAACAGATGACGATCCCATCTCAGCCCCAGCAGGAGCGGATGACTCCAAAGAATCGAAAGTAAACTGTCCGGACTGCGGCGCCGCAATAGATGATGGCAAGTGCGACGATTGCGGTTACCAGAAGGACATTGATGCAGAATTGGAAACTAAATCGCACATCGCCGGCAGTTGGGAAGAATACAAGTTGCAGCTAGAGCGAGGACTGAACAAGTTTCTAGAAAACGCCGGAGTGGTTGAGCCTTACGAAGAAGGCAAAGGAATGATGTCCGGCTATTCGTACATCATCGCAACGAAGGCAGATTATGCGATTGTCATGTGCTCCAAAGATGGTGGAGAGTACCACTACAAAATCAAATGGACGATGACAGACGGTGAGGCGAAGTGGGCAGGTGCTCCGGAAGAAGTGCAGCTCAAACTCACGGTGCAGGATAAGGTCTTCCACGAGACATTGAAAGAAGTTGCTTTTGGAATCAAGGGCACGATTGATTCAATCGTCGACGAACCTGCTGAAGAAGATTACACTGTGTCTGACGCATTGGAATTCATTCTTACTGAAGGCGATGCAGATGATTTCGCGAAGCTGACACAGGTCGTCAATACGATCGCCTCTGTGTCCGCTATCAAGTCGGAAACTCTCGCAGTCAATGAATTCGTCAAGGGGCTGTAATGTCCACAGAGGCAGACAAGTGCGGAGGCCCAGGTGGTACACCAGGTCCCTGCCCAGGCCCGCGGAAGCCTTCAGGTAGTGGAGGCAAAAAGCCGCCACGCAAACCAGGTAAGAAGCCTCCTGCCAAGCCTCGTAAGCCCCCAAAGAAGCCCGCTGCAGGTGATGCTGAAAAGCCGGTTAAGAAACCGCCCAAGAAAAAGCCGCCTAAGAAACCTGCTGGCAAAATCAAGCCCCCAAAGACCTTTGCTCAACTCGCCAAACTCGAAAAGAGGAAGGCAGAGCTTGATCTTGAGATCGCTGAATTCGATAAACAGATCAAGTCAAGTAAAGGTAGAATCGCAGCATTGAAGAAGGCTCAGAAGGAAGGCTTCAAACCTACCTCAAAGGATCCATGGATAAACGAGCAGCAGGCGATTGAGCATCTTGAGCCAAAGCTCGCAAAGAGGGTCGCAACCAAAGCCAAGCAGGCGAAGATCAAATCCAAGTCTCCAAACGAAAGGATCCATCAACAAGAGACAATCAATCACTTGTATGAAAAAGGATTGGTCAGTCGTAAAGAGAAGACATCCGTTCAAATCAAGTTGTCACGAGCATTAGAAATTGGAGGAGCGGCATTGCCTCCTGCCGTGAGAAGGAAGGCATTGAACATTCTCAAGAAGGAGAAGATATCAGCTCTTTGGGAAGATGCGAGAGGCTCCGCAGCAGCGGCGTTGAAGTTCTCTGCCACCAAATTCCCAGAAGCTCCGAAATCTAAGTTGATATCCTCCTCCAAGAAAATTATAAGCAAGCTCTACTCAGCCGAGGCATTCCTGTCTCGATACTTGTAAGTGATACACCATAGTGAGCGAAGCGGTCGCGAACGTGGTTTTCTGTTTTGCTGATCAAAGGAGATTCAAATGAATCTGACAGCAAAGATTAAGACTTGGCTCATTGAAAATTCAGACGTGTCGAAAGACGCATCTGATGATGAGTTCAAGTCAGCGGCCGCCGCTGCGATTGTAAGCGGTGACCTGAGCCTTGACGAGTTCAAGGCAATGTCCGTAGATGAAGAAGACGAAGCTGCAAGTGATTTCAAATCAATCATTGCAGGTTTGAAAACTTCGTTGGACGCGAACACGGCAGCCAAAGCTGCTGCTCCTGCAAAGGTTGTAGAACCAGCAGGCGAGAAGAAGGTCGTCATCGACGAGCCAGAAGTGAAGGAAGTTCACGTTCCTTCTCGTATGGAAAAGATGCTGACTTCGATTGGTCTCCAGAATCTCAATTCCTTTGACGAAGACGAAGGCGAAAAAGCCCTCAATGTCCGCGTCAAAGAGGCTGCTGAGCATTACGACACTACCAAGTCGGCTGCACAGTATCCGATGGAGAACAACAGGGGCAAGAAGCACCCGTTGGCAGGTCAGCCAATGCGGGACTTCGATACGGGTCGTCCGATGGACGATGCGTCAGAACGCGACAAAGCTGTCGCTGGTGCTTGGGCGAAGTATCTTTGTCACTCAAAGATCATCAAGTCCAAGTCACTTGCTCTTCAACAGCTCCCTCAGCATGACAGGGAATTGGTTCTCTATGCGTTAGAGAACGAAAAGTGGGGCGGTGCTTCTGATGGCGGTGACTATGCCGACATCAAGGATCGCAAGTTGAATCCTTCAGAGCAAAAGGCTTTGATCGACGATGCCACTTCAGGCGGATTGGAAGCTGCTCCGATTGTCTTTGACGATCAGATCATCCAGACGCCCCTGCTGCACGGAGAGTTGTATCCGCTTGTCCAAGTCAAGCCACTTGATCGAGGACGACGGGTCGAAGGCGTTGCGACAGGTACTGTGACGTCGAGCTGGGGTGGAGTCGACGACTCTGCTATCTCGCTCTTCTCCACAACCTCCTACGTGTCAGCATTTGACACGACCATTTTCCGCTGGGAAGGTGCTATTCGAATTGGCTTGGACTTCTTGTCCGATACGCCAATCGATTTTGGTTCCCATGTCTCCGCTCAGTACGGCGAACGTCTTCTTGAAGACCTCGACGATGTGATCGCAGCTGGTAACGGCACAACGCAGCCGGAAGGCATTGTCAACAAGTCAGGCGCTTCTGCTGTCACATTCAGTTCGACCACATCGCTTGGCAATTACGAATCACTTCGTTTTGCTGTGCCGAAAAATGAGCACCGTAGCAACGTGAAATCGTCTGCTGTGTTCCTTGGAACAGAAACGAGCTATATGAGAGCTCGTGCTATTCCAGTTGGTGCTAGTGATGCACGTCGTCTGGGTGGTATGTCTTACGACAGCTACTCGTGGATGGAACGAGACTTCAAAATCAATGAGTCTCTGACCAACCGCCAAATCATGTACGCGATTATGGCACGCTATCGTATGTACCGACGTCGAGGCCTCACAATGAGGACCTCTACTGAAGGCGATACGCTCATTAGAAATAATGAGATGCTGATGGTCGCGATGGCCCGCTACGGTGGCCAGATGGAACGTGGTGCAGTCATTGGGCGGACAACCGACGCCCTTGTCTGATCGCTGTGTTGAGTTTTGACAGCCTGCATCTGCATCTTGTGGGTGCAGGCTGTTTTCTTTATGTGGGGTTTTCCCAAAAACACTGAAAGAAGAAATTATGTCTACAGCAGAAGTTGAAACAACAGAAGGCGATTTGGTAGTACCCAAGTTCGCTGTCCAAGTAGATCATCCTCGTAATGATGACTTGGTTGTGCAGTGCATCCCTGGATGTCGTTTGCGTTCGACAATCCGAGGCGGCAAAGCGATCGTGACAGAAGACCCAAACGAATCAAGGGTCCCGTTAGATCAGGCACGGACGTTGGCTTCATTGCCTCCGATCCCTGGAATGATCCTTGCGATTGATCCACTGGAATTGAAGTACACGATTACCGACCCACTGCGTGACGATACAGACATGCTTGAGCGGATTATGAAGTGGATGAAAAGCCATTCGCCTTATACTCTGGACTCGCTGAATGGAATCCCGCAGCAAAAGGGCGAGCTTGACGTCCACAGAATGAAATCGCTGTGCAAGGAAGTATGGCACGCATTGAAAAATAGGCACGTCAAGATGGTTGCCGGTGCTCAACCGGACATTGATGACATTGACGATCTGCCAGGTAAGTATCTTCTGAATCCTGGTTCTGTTGTGATGAACACGCAACCGATGTTCGCACAGGATTGGGACACTTGGGTTGAGAAACTGACAGCATCTGGAGGTTGATTGTTGTGTCCAAAGGTGAAGAAAAACTCATAGCAGCTATTCTAATTGAAGCATCCAAGTGCGGAGGACCGGGCAGTGGACGTCCGGGTCCCTGTCCTCGAGGGGGTGGGGCAAAACCATCCTCTGGGAGTAGTGGAGGGAGTAGCAGTGGAGGAGGTGGTGGTAAGAAACCTCCAAAGGCTGTATCAGCTGATGATATGAAAGGTGTTATGCCTGGATCTATGAAATTCTCGAAGCATGGAAAATCTTCTGTCGGTTTGATGGAAATCAAAACGAAGAACATGCGAAAGATTATGCAGGCACAGACAGCAGCGTCTGTGATTGGATCAAAACTCAAAAAGCAGGGATTCAAAGAACACCATCCTAAGAACGACACTCCGCATCACAAGCGAAAGACTCATTTCACTCACGAGGATGGTCATTCGTTTACCTTCAAAGTCTCCTATCCAGTGCGAAGGACTTCTGAAGTATTGGCAGGGAAGCCAGTAGGAAAAGCGAACGGGTACTTCATGTCTTATGAGCACAAAGGCGGATAATGTCCGCAGCAGTACAAGCAGCAAAAGCTCGACGCGGCAAACGTGAGGACGTTCAGTCACAGAAGGACGAATGGTTCATTCAAAAGGTAGTCGAGAACACGAACTTGGCACTGGCTGATAGAGTTGCGATCGCGACAAACTGGCTCAGAGACAAGGTGGTCAAGAACATATCCAAGCCCGTCACAAAAGAAGTGATAGGTGGGATAACGAGAGTGACTGAACGTTCGTTGCCCGGAGAGTTTCCTCGTGCTGATACAACAAACCTGTTGAAGACGATCATTGCAGAAGTGAAGACAGAGGGCGGAGTGACAGAAGGATACGTCGGTACGCCTGTTGACTATGGAGTGATACTAGAGCTGAAGATGGACAGATCGTTTCTTGTCCGGACTTGGAATGCTGAAAGGGCGAATATTGTTAGAATGATCACTCGTAAGCTATGATGAATCAAGTTGACATAGAAAAGGGATTGGTACGCGTCTGGGACGATGAGGCCCTCGACGCTCACTTCAGTCAATACTGGACGACAGGGCAGTCAGATGAGTTTCTTGTTCTTAATGATACAGAAGCACCAGGTGGGCAGCCTTTTCCGTACTGCAATTTTTCCGTTTCTTCAGGTGCTACGACATCGCGTAGCAGTGCAGCAACTACTGGTCGGGCAAACGTCCGAATTCAGGAAATAAGACAACACCCAATCCAGTTCCAGATATATGCTCGCAACATAATCAACGTAGGCAACGCGAAGCGGGTTGCGGCTGCAATGGCAGAAGAAGTGATGAGAGTTTATGGAGGTCATCCAGAGTACTCTCCGAAAGTTTGGGATTTAGACCATGGTGGGATTCTTCTATGCCAATACCAAAATGATTTTGGTGCCAGAATGCCGGAAGACGAACACCTTTGGACGATCAATTATCAACTCACAGCAGACGTCCCTGTATCGGTATAAATCATGACAGTACGAACACTCGAATCCATTTCGCTCAAAGTGTCAACTCTCGCTACTGTGCAGAATGTGCTCACACCGATCACAAAGACGGCAAGCGGGCAACAGACATTCCAGTTTGACCCGACATTGACGTCAGGCGTCAGTGCCAACGAAGCAAACCGGGCATGGGAGTACAAAGCGACAATCACTGCCGCAGGTACTCTCGTGATCGACCTGTATGACTTCGCGGGTTTGGATGCCGGTGCAGGGGCGGGCTTAGACATTGTTGGGCAAGCCCTCTCTCTTGAAGAAGTTGTATTCTTCGGAATACAGAACTTGAACACAGGACTCACAGGTCGTCTGGAAATTGAGCCTGATTCAACAGCAGGCTGGGCTCCAATTGGATCGCACACCACATCAAATGGTGGAGCTTTGTATCCGGGCGGAGTGTTGATCAAGATTCAAAAAGCGGAAGAAGGATTTGACGTTGCTGACGCAAGCTCGCATCGCTTAAAACTCACAGCAGTGGACGCTGATGTAAGTTTCCAGATTTTGATACTTGGGCGACACGACGACAACGAATCCAGTTCGTCAAGCAGCAGCAGCTCATCAAGCTCTAGTTCAAGTTCATCAAGTGAAAGCTCGTCGAGTCAGAGTTCGTCTAGTGCAAGTTCTAGTTCGGCGAGTAGCAGCTCTAGCTCATCAACAAGTTAAGGATTTGAAAAATGACAACAGCAACCACAACTGCCGTTACCGGAGTTGCAGGTCGATTCACAGTAGGTGCAACCAGCGTCGCTCGTACTACCAAATGGAGTGTCAACCCCAAGCTCGCTTCTAAGAGCGAATGGGGCGACAGCGATACTGGTGGATACACCGCTCGTACGCCTGGACGGAAAGACGCGACTTACTCTGCAGAAGGGAAGTTTGATTCAACTTCCGAGCAGTGGGACCTCTTTCAACCGGGCGATAAGGCGGCTTGTGTTCTGTTTATGAGCACGACGCTGTATTGGGACTTCCCATGTGCGATGAATGACGACTTCTCTCTTGTGGTCGATGTAGACACGCAAGAAGTCATTGGTTGGACATCAGCTTGGGGTGCGGACGGAATATTCTATTACCCAGGTCAGTCTGGGGCTGGAAGTCGAACGTATCCATCCTAGTGATTAGGTGGATGTGATGAGTGATGATGTAGCTAGAGCAGTGGCCTCAGGGTCTCCTGATGGGTTAACCATAAACGGTAAACCATGTTCAGCGAGACCCTTGTCCATCCGTGAAATTGGCGAAATAGAACGTGACTGTTTGCAGCAGTACCGCCGCCGATATTTGCAAGCGTTTGCAGACAATGTCGACCTTCTGCCGGGTGGAGATGATTTGCTTCTTCAAAAGGCAGAGGAATGTGCTCGTTGGGATGTGGACATCCTGCCTAAGAAATTCGTGTACGATATGTCTGGTATCGTAATCACTCCAAAGCTCAAACAGTGGCTGGTGAACAACGTAGGAGAGGATGCCGACAAGTACAACAAGCGAGCATTGGAAAAGATAGTGCTCAACTGCTTGGACAAAGAAGCTCTCAAACCCGAACAAGTCAAAGCGATGACAGGCAAGACGCCTAGAAAGATCGCAACCGGTTATGTCAACTGGTGGATTACTGCTGAGGCGGAAGGCATGGTCAGTATGATTTACCATTGCGTGAAGCACGGAGGTATCACAAAAGAGGATGTGATAGAACAGTTCAGCAACAAGGACGCTCAACTTGCAATGCTGAGCAGAGATATTGAATCCATGTCGACCCCACAAGTGGGAAATGGGCAGGGCTAGGTACTGCCCGCGAAGACAAAGATACCGAAGATGAAGAGGAGGATGTTCAATCAGATTTGATGTGTGGAGTCACTCCGCATCACATCAGAGTTCTCTGCATGAATGGGTTTGAAGGAGGATACGGATACAGTCCAAATCAAGTTGGGGACTTGACACTAGATCAGATATTCATGCTATTGTGCAACAAGGACAATCTCCGATCTACAAGAGGTCGAGTGCTCGAACAAAATGCCTACCAGGCTGCTGCTATGTCGGACACAGATGGAATGATTAAAGGTCGTGACAAATACGGTAATCCAATGACGGCACAGATCAAAGGTGAGTCTCTTGTTGCACGATTGACGAGAGAACAGACGGAGGCGAACTGATGGGGATTGAACTCGCGAAAGCGTATCTGAAAGTTGGTGCAGACACTTCCGAACTACCTGCTGATTTGAACGCAGCGAAGGGCAACTACTTTGACTTCCTCGGCGAAGTTGCTCTCGGTGCCGCTGCTGTGCTTGCCCCTATTAATAGTTTTCTCGGTAACCTGTTGTCTGGTGGTATCAAAGCTGCTGGAGAATTTGAACAGACATTCGTCTCAATGGAGACTATGACTGGATCGGCAGAAGAAACAGAAGAGACTCTCGCTGGGCTGACTGACTTTGCCGCCAAGACTCCATTCGAGATGCCGGGCATCCTCAGCATAGCTAACCAGATGATCACATTTGGTGAACGCGGTGACGAGTTGATGGATACTATGGGCTTACTTGCGGACGCCTCCGGAGGTACAGCACCTAAATTCCAGCTACTGGGCAACGTATTTAATCAGGTGCGAGGCGTCGGTAAACTGATGACGCAAGACTTCCGTCAGTTGTCGACGCAAGGTATTCTGAGTTTGACGGACATTGCCGATCATTTCGGAACAACGACAGAAGAGGCTCAGGAGAAACTGAGCAATGGGTCTATCAGTTTCGATGATTTCCGAAATGTGATGAAAGGGCTGACTGAAGAGGGAGGTCGCTTCTATCAAATGGCTGAGAAGCAATCGCAAACGCTGATTGGTTTACAGTCTACTCTTACCGATGCTTGGGACATCAACGGGCGGATACTTGCATCGTCCGTCGTGCCTGCTATGAAGACGCTGCTCAACGTCAAGATTGCGATTGTTGAGTTTATGGGAGAGCTGATCAACAAGAATCCGCAAATGGCGTCTGGAATGATAGTCGGAGCGAAAGCCGCTGCTGGGCTGGGTACTGCTCTGTTCACTGCTGCTGGAGGTTTCTTCCTTGCGACCAAAGCTGCCAAGTTGTTTGGTATTGGACTGCGTGGTGTTTTGATTGGTAGTGGTTTCGGTATTGCAATAGTTTTGGTAGGGGCTGCTCTTGGAGCAATGGTTGGATATTTCTCTTCTTTAGAACAAGGGACAACCGCCTATACCGTTGTCAGTGAATCATTAGTCATAGTTTGGGAGAATCTCAAAGAGGCTGGGCTGATTCTTTGGGAGACTTTTGGCGAATTGGTAGAAGAGGTTTTAGGAGTCACTCTACCAGATGCGGCTAATCTTGGAGCTGATTCTGTTCTCACTATGATCGAAAACGTATCAGGTTGGATGATCGATGTGTCCAACTCCATCATCGACGCTGCAAACATCCTCGCTTTCAACTTTCGCAATGCAAGTGAGCTCGCACAGATTGCAATGATCGATTTCGCATTGTATCTGATAGACTTCTTTGCGATGAGTAATACGGAAGTGACGACAACGGGCGGTATCTTTGTCGGTATGTGGAAAGCGGTTGGTGCATTCTTCAAATCGTGGGTTACGAACATCATCGGCGGATTGAAAGAGATCAAGCAGTTTGGAGAAGCTCTTTGGACTTCGATGGAGGCTGGAATGGATGCGTTATGGTCGGGCGGCAACCCGTTCGAGGCGATGCAGGACGCGTTCATTGAGACGCTCTCTGCACAAGAAGACGTTGAGAGTGGCGGCAATCCGTTTTCGGAGATGGTTAAGGCGTACAAAGAAGGCAAGGACGAATTTGTAGATGAGATGAATGAGGAGGGTGGGGGAACTTCCGCTTTACTCGCTGAAAAGAAACGGCTGCAAGATCTGATCGCCGCAAACGAACTAGAGAGATCTAATCTCAAGAAGAAGGACAAGGAGCAGAAGAAGGACAAGAAGAAGGACGAGGAGAAGAAGAAGGACAAGGGTGGGGTGGATGCTCTCCTTGACGCGGGTAGATTTGGATTTGAAGCGTTTGGAACCAAGCTCCAGGATGCTGTGCTGAAGGGCAAGGGCGATGATCAGCAAGCGAAGATGGTTGACCTGCTCGGTAAAGGAAACGAGACACAGAAGAAGTTGTTGGACGAAACGAAGAAGAAAAAAGGAGCTTTGGGTAAATGACAGTCCAAACAGACAATCCATACACCTGGAGACTCACAACGTCCGGAGGGATCCCATACAAGTTTCTTGGCATGAGCGGCAGTTTCGATCCAGAGGAAGGAGAAATACAATGGTCAGCATTGATTCTTGCCACTCATCTATCTGCTGTGCTTACAGAGCTCTTCCCTCCAGCATTGATAATTGGTAGCGTAGTCATTCCGCGTGGTGGTTTCATGCCTGGATTGCCCAGCATGGTCGCCAACAATATCTCGTTCGAATCGCAAGACGGTGAAAAGCCGATCGATCCATTCTCGTTTGACTCCTCCGCAGTATTTGGAACGTATCACGGTAGCATCAAAATCATTGTGACGTTTGGGCCATCAGGTACGTCCGGTGGATCAGATCCTCAAGATCCAAGAACGTTTCTAGAGATCACATCCAAAGCAGGTGGGGACTTTATCTTCAGTCCTGCTGAAGGCGGCAAGCTAGAAGAGGAAAAGAACGACACTGGCGAAGTGGATCCTGAAACTGGAGAAGTAGATGAGGACGATGTCGAGCCTGCTGAGGGAAGTGGCGACTCGAAGAAGGTTGTCCGCACTCCCAATCTCCCTTCTACGATTTTAGTTCCGACAACTGAGTGGAACATTACGTGGAAACAGATTCCCTTCGATCACTTCAAAAATGTCGTCATCCATCGCTTGCGAAAGCTTAACGGCAAAGTCAACTCTCTCCGCATACCTTGGCTGTACAACGCAACTCCTGAGACGCTGCTGTTTGCGGGCTTTGACTATTCCGAAAAGTACACCTGGCGAGACGACAAGGTAGCAACACCTCCAATTGACGTGACGTTCAAGCTGCTGGAAAAGCGAGTGCTCTGGAAGAATACGATCGTGGGGCACAACCATGTCTGGGAGCCCGGTAAAGGATGGAGACGTCTGTATATTGGAGCTGATTCGACAGATGCTCCGTATGAAGACACAGACATGAACTTTCTCTTCAAGGCCTAAGCGTGACAGCTCTTCCAAAGAAAAAAGAAGGCGACCAACTTGGTGCTGAGCACGTCAACGAATTGTCTCGTGCTGCGGAGATGTTCCTCAATCAAGGTGCATCTAATCCTCGTGCCTTTCCAATGCGTCAAGTCGAGGTGACGGAAACAGATTACGATGGCGATACAGATCTCTACACCTGTGTGCCTCGTTATTACGATGGGGATGGATGGGTAATAGACGACGAGACAGTGATTGGATATCCGTTCGATCCGTCTGCTGACGAGAATGTTTCGTACTCGGTTGGTGATAAGGTAGCAGCCTATTTTGACGATCAACGGTCCGCGTACATCCCTATCAAAAGCGGAGGTGGGACAGGGGCATCGGCATCTGTATCGCATTGCGGTTGCGAAGTTGTTACGAATCCTGATATTGAAATTAACGGTAAGAAGGCGACGTACACTGTTGCGATACCACTCGGACGGATTGTAGAGTTCCAAGAGTGCGGGATATTGGTATTGAAGGGCGCCACGTACACCTTGAATAATACGGGCACTCGATCTACCCCTACTGAGATTTGGGCGTACACTGTCGCGGCTTCTGATTTTGATGTTTTCAATTATGCTGGCAACGCTGCGACAACAGATGATCCAATCGAAGGAACGATAACGTGGAACCCGTTCTTTGATCCAAAGGCAAAAGTCATCATCGATGTGGCGGCGGTTATCTCTAGCCCATAGGGTGGACGATGCGAGTTGAGTATAGCGTAGACAAAGAATACTGGGACAATCATGCGTCTACAGAAGTGACGCTAGAAGATCCCGGAGACAGTATCGAGCCTGAAAACTGCACGGTATGCGTCAATCCATCTGCGACAGTCAAACCGACTTCTGGATGCTTCAGTTGCCCAGAACCAAACCCGTATGAGAACATTCCATCTGTAATCTCGTTTGAGCTTGATGGAGAGATTACTGGGGCGGCTGTGCAAGGAGATGGGCCTCCTAATTTCGTTCAGTCTCTCATTCATGCTCACAGCAAAGAGTGGGAGTTAGAAGACACGACTGAAGGAATAGGCAACCCCGCTTCGTCTGGTACGCTGCACAATCCTTGGTTTCAAGATGAGCTGATGGATCAGATGAACTTGGCTTTCAGAGCGAGCCATGGGGTTTGGCACCAAAGCTTCCAACCACTGCGATGTGATTGGGCAAGCAACCTTGCCACATATTACGTCAATTTAGATATCCAAGACTCTCTTGAAACGACCTACCAAATTATCTCACTGGACAATCCTGACCCAACCATCTTGAATGCCTGTGCAACATCGGGTCCTCCTTCTCAGTACAACGCTACCTGGATGACTAAGGTGGCTACGCGAGTCCCTTTGTCTGAATCAGGGCACAATTACAGACTCGCAACCTACCGCCCACCTCAAAACATCGCCGACCTCTGGGCAGTGCGAAGAGTAAGTAGTCAAAACCCAGACATGGGACCTAATCTATCACCGGAAAAGGATGAAGACTTCCAGTTCTCTTATCTTCGTTATCAAGAAATCTTTCCAGAGGAGATGGCTAGCCTTCCTGATGAGTTTGGTCCTGGGTTTGTTGATGACCCTGCCTCATCTTTTAGGTACCTGCCACGCCCAGAAGTGCTTGCTGGTTTGAGCATGCCTGTTCAGCCTGATTTTGGAACACGAGCACAATCTGCCTGGCGGATTAGAACTGCAGGTTGGTATGGGTACCAATGGAAGTTTCGTGATAAGAAACTTCACCTACTAGCTGCTCCCAAACCCACCACGATGAAATTCACGATAACAAGAGCTGGGGCGACACGCTGGGAGCTTAGATTTGGCGGGCAGAGTTTTCTACCTTTTATAGGTGCCGATCCTTTTCAGTTAGGTGGTTTTTTAGGAAGCTCTGTTGCTGATGGATCTGTACAGACGCTGTTTTTACGTTGCCCTTCTTTCCCACCAACCGACCCTCGAGTGCCGAGTTATATTCAGCATTTCGAAAACTATGGACGTGGTCAAGAGGCACATGACATCTATCCTCTTATAGATGGGGTAGACGCCACGCTCTTTCCTACCAATGGTGGGCGGTGGTCGATGATCAGAGCGAACGCCGGTAGGATAGGTATAGTAGGCAATCCAGATCCTCTGCTTACCGACCCTGCTATCTATACCTCACTCAATCATCCGCTGCATTGGCCAGGTGGGGTAACTGAATATTTGGAGAAGATGAACCCAGAGGTCGGGTACGTTTCAGATGGGCCGGGTCGGAGAATCAATTTTGGCAATACTGCTGAGAACAATAATTTCAGAGATGTGTTCTCCGATCTTCTTGTTCCTCCTGTTTTGAACTACCCTGCGGGGAACGTCGGTGTTCACGGCTCTACTCTTGCGACTTGGAATGTGAACTTAGATTGCACCGTTCGTGACTGTATTGGTTACGATTTGACACTAGAGTCGTCTTGGAATGATAACTCAGGTGTTGGCGTCAGTTGGTTTCCAAATTCATTCCCCACTACCGGAAAACTGTTCTTCTCAAAATGAGTTTCACAGTCACTTACAGCATAGACAAAGAGCAGGTATCGTTGATGGGGACATCCTTCGTGCGGAAGGAGACGTTCCCAGAAAAGGTGATAGCTGCTACCTATACTTGGAGAGATTTGAGACCATCTCCTCCTGCTGAAATCTACCCTGCAAATCACAGCGGTACAGTTGTGCGAGGACACTGTCATAAGGTTTGCGTCTTCCCAGTCAAGCCTGACGAAGAGTTTTGGCTCGACCCCTGTCCAGACGAGAGTTCTTCCTCATCATCATGAAACTAGGCAAAGCGACAACCAAAGTCCTTTCGTCTGTCGGCGTTACTAAAGAACGCGTCGCAAAAATCGCCACGAAAACTGGTTTGATTAAAGAGGGAGAGGATTGTGGATGCGATGGACGAGAAGAGTGGTTGGATGATTTTGGAGACGGTGTTGTCAATTTCTTTAGTGCGAGCGATAAGTACCCAGTACAAGATGATGAAGGACCTCCGCCTGAGCCCTTAAATCCACGACCTAAGAGGAAACTGAAGGTCCCGCTACGAGATGGAATGGCTTCGTTTCCTGAGGGAACGTTTCTAGATGCGAGGGGTTTGTCCAGTTTTGAAGCAGAGCTGCTCTACAGTGTCTACGGAGAGAGAATTCGCGGAGTGTTTCTGTATGTTGAAGACCCGATAGATTGGTTTCAAGATTTGTTCCTCGCAGTGACATTCGATGAAACTTGAATTTGTCATTGAGATTGAAGCAGTGCAGCTTCTGAAAAGAACGCTGGTGTGGAGGTATCACGACGAGACAAGTGAGTACAGTGACGACGCGACAGGTGAATGCGAGAGCACGTCCATCTGTCCAGTTGCTAAGAAGGAAATTCAGTTTGTGTTTTCGGATTTGTTTTTTGCTCAGTCTGGACAAGACAATGATCTCGTTTTCGTGATCACCAATCTCTCTACCCAGCCTATCTGGCGTATCGACTTGCTGCTGTATCCTGCCCCTGTTGCCTTTTACGACGACGACAAATTCAATCACGAGAGAGAATCCATTGACATGGATTGGCTCCATTTGGGAGCGGAAGAATCAAAAACACTCTACGCCAACTATGCCCGCGTTGATTATGGCGATCAGTTTATGGGATGGGCAAGATACGAAGATATAGATGAACCAGAAAGTGACGAGTCGTCTGGACAAAGCTCCATGTCTTCGTCAAGCGTAGTTCCGGCAGAGTACTGTTATTCCAATCGTGATTCTTACGACACTGTGGGTTTCGTTGTTCAACCATAATGAGTGATTCATGTTCTTTACTCGCAAGGGCGAAGTGATTTCGCTTACCGATCATTTGGGTAACGTCCCTGCCGTATTCATAATCGGTGGAGGCCCGTCCGCGAACGAGTTAGAGCTCGAGAAGCTCAACCAACGCGGCGTTTGGAGCCTCGCAATCAACAACGTAGCAGGACATCCTCGCTTTTGTCCATCAGCGTTCATCTGTGCTGACCCGCCAAAGAAGTTTCACACAGGGATTTGGCTCGATCCAAACGTGATGAAGTTTATCCCTCGCCCAAAGTTGAAGGTTGGACGCGGAGGAATACGTCGCAAGGTAGGCGAGGAATTTGAAGCGACCGGTTTCAGTGCTTGCCATTGTCCAAACGTATGGGCAGTAGATCGCCGCACCTGGTTGGAGCCTGACGATACGTTCTTTACGGACAAGCAAGCGAGCTGGGGAAATTTGAATGCAGGATGCAAGCGTACCGGACAACCGAAGACTGCTTGCACATTCCTTCTCGCTCTCCGCATTGCACATGAGCTGGGAGCACGCCGCATTCATCTAATTGGCGTTGATTTCAAAATGTCAGAAGGTTCTGGTTACTCCTTCGCACAGAAACGAGATCAAGGAGCTATTACTACGAATAACAACCAGTTCAATGTCGTAGGGAACTGGTTAGGACAGATGGCAAATGAAGGCGTATTCGAGAGAGCAGATCTGAAAGTATTCAACACCAATCCAGATGCTGCGTTATCCTGCTTTCCTCACATGCCGTTTGAGGACGCTTTGACAGACTGCTTGGAAGGATTTCCTGAGCAGCCGTTTGATTTAGAAGGATGGTACGAGAAATGAGACGTCCTTATACTGAAGAGGATTACGAAGATGAGTACTGGTACGAGGAGTCAATGGGTAGACAAGGTGTGGGGGAAAGTGACAACGATAGTGCCAGCGAGCGGGTACTTCCGAGCAGACGAAAAAAGAAAGGCGCACCAGCTGATGAACAAAGGGTGCTGCACCTCACTCCATTTCCACGACACCTGGAATGATTTTATTGTTGTGAGTGGTGAGGTAAAGCTGCTGATCGATTTCCCACATCGAACGGACGGTGTGATATTGACTCCAGGGTTTTCCTTTCGTATCCCTGCCTGGGTCCCACACCAACTGCAAATTGTGGAAGATGCTGTGGTGATCGAACTCTACGGCGAAGTGATGCCCGTAATCACCCGCTTGACTACAGGGAAGGCAGACGTGCTAGATCAGATAGAGAAAGAAGGCTTCAATGTCGTCACTTGATTACCAAACCGTTATTGGAGTTGACGCTGCACATCTCCCTCATTTGCGTTTGGCATGGCCTACGTGGCAGCAGTTCCATCCGGATGTGTGCGAGCACGTTACGGCGTTTGTTGATGATCCAGAAACAGAAGATATCGTGAAGGCAGAATTCCCTTCTATCAACGTCGTCCCTTTCTTGCCGAAGACAGCAAAGTATTTTGAGGACGGAACTCGCTGGACCATTGCTCAGCGGCAGAAAATGTTGGCTGGCTTCCTTTACACTGCGGCAGAGTACGTGACAGCACCGTACTGGCTGAAATTAGATTTGGATGTACTAGGCACCACGTCAAAACACACCTGGCCAGACACCAGACTGTTTGGAGACACGCCTGCTATAGTTGGCCATCGTTGGGGGTACACAAAACCTGCCAACCAGATGGAAATTTTGGACAAGTGGGCTGAGTCTCAAGGCTATTGGCCTACGCCGCCTCTCAATTTACATCCATCGAAAGGATGCAGCAGCGTATCACATCCACGCATCATTTCGTGGTGCTGTTTCTTCAACACAGATTTCACTCGTTACTGCAAGGAGCTCGCAGTGCGGACAGTTGGATACGGAAGTATGCCTGTCCCCTCGCAAGATGGATTCATGTTCTACGTTGCAAATCGAACGAACCAACTCGTCCATCGTGTCAATATGAAGAGCATGGGGTGGGTACACTGTTCGAAGCTCTCGCAGATGGAAGAAAAGATCAAAGAAAGAGAGATGCAAATTGGATAAGACAATTGTCTACCTCATATCGGGTCGAGCACACCTGCCAAACTTGGTGATCTCGATCCTCGACCTGCGTACTATTGCCGGATGGAAGGGCAACATCGAGGTTCACGCCTGGCCTGAATCTCTGGACATCGTGAATGAAATCGCGACTGACAGACGACTTGACATCTCCGTCCACGAGAGGAAGCCAAAGTACCGTGGTAAGAATGCTCAGTTTCTCGACAAAACCAAAATGATGCAGCAGCTTACCAGCAAACGACCAACAGAGTCATTCATCTATCTGGATGCCGATACCTCTCCTGTCAAGCCGATAGACGAGTTGTTTGAGATGCTCGAGTATTACTCGTTCATCACGACCCAATTCAATCTGTGGACGATAGGGAAGGGAACGATTCAGAAACGAGTCGCACGACTGCTGGAACACAATCACATGCCTCGCAAGATGGTCATCGATTGTATTGCGGATTTCGACTTCCCCTCTCTTAACGGAGGGATCTGGGGCGTGAGAGGTGAATCCAAAGCGTTGGCAGCGTGGTCCCATTGGACGGACTTGCACAAAACGACTCTCTTCATAGCTGACGAGGTCTGCCTCCACCCAGTCGCTCACGATCTACGCGAGACTGACGCCTGTGGCGTTGCTACTGGAGGTCTGTGGAATGCGTCGTCGAAGTATTTGCCACGCAGCACAAACCGTTCTGACGTGAAGATATGGCACTTTCATGGTGATTCGAATTTGCGTCCAGACAAATCCCCATTAGGCTTTGAGCTGTGGTGGCCTCGCTACTTGTTCGCATTAGAGAACAAAGTGGGCAAGATCGACGAATGGTGGAATGCAATCAACAACAAGCATCTCCGCCGTCGCGAAAAGGAAGCTGGTTTTGATACTTGTTCTTGGTAAGGAGTTTTTGATGGACCTCGCAGCACGCAAAGAAGAAGCTTTCAAGAAATTGCCCAACGAGCAAAACGTGGGCATTGAGGGCAAGAAACAGATGGCGTTTACCAAGTCTTGGTTCCGCTATCGCAATCAGAAGACGTGGAGTACGTTCCTGCTTCCGAAATACGGCGGAATGGATCCCGTCAAGATGGTTCAGATCGGAGTGTTTGAGGGTATGGACCTGGTGTGGTGCTTGCAAAACATTCTGAAGAATCGCGAGTCACACGCCGTTGCCATCGATCCTTGGGAGCCAACTCGCAAGCTCAAGAAAGATAGAATGAATCAGGTCGAAGCGAATGCTCGTGCCAATTTGTCAGTTGCTCCAGGTAAGGTGACAATCCACAAAGGTTTCAGTGCCGACGTTTTGAAGGTGCTTCCAAAAGAATCATTCGACCTCGTTGTAGTCGACGGCGATCATAACTCGGACGCTGTTTACAAAGACGCGATGCTTTCACTGCCGTTGCTGAAGAAGGGCGGCTGGATGCTGTTTGACGACGTCCGTAATCGACGCGAGAAGGCAGATCACGTCCAAGCTGGTTTGGATGATTTCAAAGCAGACTTCGGAGACAGGGTTGAAGAAGTTTGGTTTCATCGTCATTGTGATTGCTTAGAAAAGATCTAATGAAACAGCACGAGTTCAAGAGCTACAAAGCCTATCGTCTTGCTCAAGATCGAATTACCAATCGCAAGTTGAATAAAGTCAAGTTGAGGTGCTTCGCGATTCATGAAGTGGTCGCCGCTTGTTTTGAGCATTATGGGTATCCTAGAGGAAACTGTCCCACGCAGGGGCTCTGCCACGGTGTACGAACAGGACAAGAACTGGATCTGTTTCAATTCTTTTTTGGTGGAGATTGGATTGGAACAGAGATCTGCAAACGGGCGGCTGATCGAGACGACAGAGTGCTGCTGCAAGACTTTGATCAGATACAGAAGGGGTGGCACGATAATTTTGATGTTATCTACACCAATTCGTTTGACCACAGCCGAGACCCGCGTAATACTCTTGAAACTTGGCTGATGTCACTCAAGCCAACTGGAACACTCTACATTGAGTGGACGGAGTGGCACGATAAGCTAGGGACGCGAGGTAATTTCGCAGATTGCTTTGCCGCAACAGATGAAGAGTATCGAGAGTTATTTGAAGAGCAGGCTGTTGTTCAGTCTGTTCTATCTGTTACTGGTCCCGATGAATGTCTCAGGAAGATATTCGCCATTAAGAGGAAGCCGAGCTGTGCAAAAGGCATTGATCAGGATGATTCGTGACGCGGTTGGTGAACCAAAAACAGGAGTAGAGGTAGGTGTCTACAAAGCTGAGACATCCGTTGCTTTGATTAAGGCGTTCGTTGATTGTCGTCTCTACTTTGTTGATATGTGGAAGGCATGGGACGAAGGTTCTACCTATCACAAAACGCACAAACGAACAGGCAAGCTCACGCAAGATGAGTGGGACAAAATCAAAGATCTCGCCTGGGATAAAATCCAACATCTCAATCGGGTGGGGGATCGAAATATCGGTAGGGGTATCACCAATCACTGCCTCATCTTCACACTGCCGTCAATCAAGGTAGCAGCAGCATCCAAAGACAAGGAATACGATTTTGTCTTTATCGATGCGAACCACTCATACCAATCCGTCAAAGAGGATCTCGATGCGTGGCTTCCGAAGACACGTGGCATTATTTGTGGTCACGATTTCGGAGGCACGTACAAGGGTGTCCAGAAAGCAGTTGAAGAGAAGTTTGGGAGAGACAAAATCATCTCCCCAGGGAAGCGTCTTTGGGGCTACATCGTAAAGGATGAAGAATGATTAGATACAAGGGTTTTTCCTTCTGCTCAGCACCTCGTACAGCAACCACATGGACCATCGATGTACTCGGTAGGCTTGGTATCGAGCCTGTTGAAGGTCGTGCGTCTGCAAAGCATCAGCCGTGGCCAAAATACGAGAGTCAGATACAATTGTCGATGGTTCGGCATCCGTACACCTGGCTCAAATCATATTACTTTTCTCTTGGTGGAGGACACGTAGACGTTCCTGCTGTTGACAATGTCTTCAAGATGCACTCTCGCGAGTCCAAATCTTTTACCGAGTTCGTCGGTAGATTAGATGAGGGTGCTGTGGGGACGATGTTCGATACTTACAAGGCAGGCTCAGTGCTCCGTATGGAGGATCTCCCTCATTGTCTGTTTGATTTTCTCGCTCCTTTCGGCTTCAAAGTGGATGAAGGAATACTGAAAGGATTGAACCCTCTCAATCAAACATCTTGGCACAGGTTCAAAGAAGTCGCGAAGATAGATGATAAGAAGCTTCGTGCAATCGTCACTCGTAAAGAAGAGGACTTTTGCGACACCTATGATTACTGGTAGGCGTGAGCAAGAATCTTGAGCAGCGTTTGGATGGGATTGACAGGGCGATTGAAGACTTTGAAGATTACGACGTCACGCGTCCGTGTAAGTTCTTTCCAGGTTCCAATGAAAAGATAGCCTTCCTATGTCATAGGTGGGCGTTGAACCAACCACTCTGTCTTGAGGAGGACAATCCAGGTGACGACGAGCGCCAATAATTCCATCGAGATTGTCACGCATTGCTGGGCAGGACAAACAGATATCTACGCCTACCTGTTACGGTACCAGTTGTCATCACTCTTCAGTCGGACGAACGATTGCTGGGTTTCTATCACAGTGGCGTACGCAAAAGATGATCCCAAGACTGTCCAGTGCTTGAAGGAAATGGAACCTCTGCTGACGACAAATGGCGTCCGTCTTGTGCTGCTGCCGCTTCCTCATTCCCATCTGTTCCGAAGAGCTTGTGGTAGAAACATAGCAGCAAAACAGACAGATGCCGATGTAGTGTGGTTCACGGATTGCGATTATCTCTTCCACAATCTGTCTCTGGAAGTCGCGATCGAAGAATGCGATTTAGACAGACGCTGCGTCTACTATCCGCGAACGGTAGGTGCGAACATAGATGAGCTGGCAGGCGATAGGCTGATCGAACGCTCGAGAAAAGTTCATGAAGATTGGTTCTTGGCAGACGAGAAACTGTTCGTGCCAAAACATTACGGACGAGCGATTGGAGGAATCCAAATCGTGTCAGGCAATTTGGCGAGGGAGGAGGGATACCTCGAAGGGAATGAGAGATCCAAACCGCTGGAGAAGAACGTAGATGGATTCCGTTCCTGCAGATGCGATCAGCATTATCGCAAAGCGGTTGGCAAGAGCGTTGCAGTTGACATTCCAGGCGTGTATCGAATCCGGCATACACCAAAAGGACGGAACCTGTAGTTCCGTTCAATCCCTGGTAATTATCGTGGGTCGAGTCTGTTCATCTGCTCCACGATACCGATGCCCGTTGCTGTGGACATGAAACGCATCTCCGGAGTTATGTGAACCCTACCCAGGTCGAGTCGATCTGCATCCCAGCAGCACGCGACATCGATGTCTGGATGTGTGCGTCCTCCGTTGTGATCTGTGAGCGCCTCTTTTAGCGTCTCCCACTCGTCGTCTGTTACCCGTAGGATGCCTCGGGTTCGTAATGTCTGAGCGAACAGTGCAGCACGGCGACCGTGTCGTGGGTCGTGCACCTCATTTTCGCGACAGCAATCGTGCAGCCACGCAAACGCCTGAGAGATTTTAGGAGACCCTCCCTCCATGTATGCAAGCATCATGCCAGCAGTGCGGACACGCTCCCAATGATCGTAGCCGTGAGCCGTGTGCTCTTGATTGAGTGGGCCATCTTCAGCACGCTGGCAGCATTCATCAAGCAAGGTTTTCCAAAGGGTGTCTGTCATCTCTGTGGTGGACGCTTTTTTCGTCGGTGCCATTTATCTCTCAGATCGTTTGAAGTACGGAAGAATCCGCAGTGAAGACGAGACCATCAAAAGTGTATCTCACTTTATCAGTCCCCTCGACTACGGTGAAGGTCTTCTGCTTCTTCACAACCCGATCAATAGTGATGAGCACGTCGCCTTCCAGAACGATAACGTCGCCCTGTCTCAGTTCGGTGTAGCTTCTTGGAGTAAGCATCTCATTTCTCCTTTGATCGAATTGTGCAAGAGGAAGATTAAAGGTTCAACCTGAAACTTGAATATTTTGGTGAGGAGGTGTCTTCTGCACGGCACTCAGTCTAGCCGAGTGCAGCTTCTTCGAGAGGCTGTAGTGCCGGGTCCAGGTCGCCGAGTTTTACCTGCCTTTGTATCCCCGATTCGCTTCTGGATGCCTATTCAGGCACACCGCTTTACCGTGCAGAAGGCACCTCTTCTCCTGTTATACGATTTCGCATCTTGCACATCGCGTGCCTGTGCAGTTTCCGGCGATTCCTCGATGATCTGACACGTTGGCCCCATCGAGAGTAAGAATGTTCACGATGCCTTTTTTCTCCAATCCTTTGGCTGCTCTGACGTCCGTTGTCCGCCCAACGCCATTTACCAGGGTTCGGCGGATTGTCTTCAGTGCGTTGAGTTGGTTGCTTGAAAGTTTCATCTGTGTTTCCTGTTTCCTGTTTGCTGTCCACGTCACACAACAAGTATAACACAGGTTGTGGAGATTAGCAGCCCCGAAGGGCTGCCTTTCCCATCGATTGTGAAGACTAGTACTCTTCACCTTCGTCCCAGTGTTCATCGTCTCCTTCCTCGTCATCGTCGTCAACTTCTTCTCCTTCGTCGCACACCGACATCAATGTGCGGAGCAATGCGTTGTAGTCGCCGCTCATGCACTCATTGCACACGGCTTTGACTGCTGCTGCATTCCAACCCTGCCGCTTTGCAGCATTGCTGAACGCACCCATCAACGCGAATGCGTTACCGTCGAGCCCAACAAGTGTCAGCTCAACTTTTTTGCAGCCTTCTGGAAGTTCCATCTCTCATCTCCTTTGTTGCGTTGTTTGTTAACCTCTATAACAAGTATAACGACCACAACCGCGATTAGCTGTCATGGAGTGCTTGTTTCTTCATCTTTCTCACTTCTTTTTTGAGGGTCGATCTGCTGGATCTTCTTCCAATTCGTCGATTTCTTTCTGTGATTCACGGTTGAGAATTGAGCGGACAGGAGTGCCGTCTTTTTTGTGATAGGTGCTGGAGTTGTGCTGCCCGTCGTTGTGCTTGCGATAGTTGGCGTTATTCGTCTCCCCCCATTCAGCAAGATTCCATCGCCAGTTTCAAAGTCTTGAATTCTTCTGGATACTTGCAGTCCGCATTCCAGTTTGCAAATTTCCGAACGTTCAGAGCGCCCATTCCAATCAGGAATTCGCCGTAACTCCACGTTCCTTCTCCTTCGTTGTATTCCCAGATGCGTCCTTCGCTGTCTTTTCGTGTTCGTGTCATTGTTTTGCTTTCCGTTGTTGCGTTGTTTGCTAACCTCTACAACGAGTATAACGACCACAACCGCGATTAGCTGTCACGGAGTGCTTCGTTTCGCTTCCTTTTCAATAAGTTTCTTCAAAGCAATCGCGGCGTCAGTTGCTTTTCTATCTCCACCGTTCAAGCAGGCTCGGCAGTACACTGTGCCGTCGCGTGCCTCATTTTCGCAGTCGCTTGTCGAGCAGATACTGTCGATCAACATCTCTTGTTTTTCAGTTAATTTCATCAGCCTTCTTTCTAAGAAAAAGTGATATCAGATTCGTAACGGTATGCTGTCACGACCACTTGCAGCAGTATGCCGCAGTACCGTTCAAGCTGCTGTGCAGTGCATCCGCACAGAATCTCTGTGCAGCCGCCTGTGTCGTCCGGAGTGTTGACGACCTCGCTCCGCTCAAATTCTTGATGCTGCTCTTCCAGCCCGCGTTGCAGTTTACGGACTTTGTCGTACAGATCTCCAGCTGCGATCTGCCCGCACCCGTCTTCAATTGCGGCAGGGTTTAATCCCAAAGCCTCTCCAAGATGCTGGAAATTGCCGTTTGCGACATTGAGCTCTGGAGCGTGAGAGTCTTCTGCAGATGGGACCCAGAATGTGATGGACATGGAGATTCCTTGAGTTATGCGAGCTTGAAAGCTGCCGTTGCTTTGGTGATCGAGCGTTTGGCGACAACACCCTTTTTCACCATGTGATTGAGAACTTCGTTGAATTCGTCTGCGTGTTGAAACGTGATTGCTTCCGCGACACCCAGGCGGATTTCTCCGCGTTTGCGTTCGCGACCATCGTCCAGAACCAGCACGATGTATGCTGCCACTTCTTGGACTCGCTTTAGGCGCCTGTCCATGCTTGCAGCGTCGCGAGATTCAGCTGCTGCGAAACGATCGAGGACCTCTCGCCCGGAGAGCTCGCCTGTCATCTCGCCAATCATGCAGCTTGCAAGTGCATCGAGCACATGGTTGTCAGCAGCGAAATCTGGAAGTTGTTTGGTCATTTTGTGTCTCCTGTTTGTTGTTTCGTTTGCCTTACAACAAGTATAACGTAGGTTGTGGAGCAAAGCTGCCCGAAGGCAGCTCGTTCCTCATCTTTCTCAGTCTTCTTTTTCAGCTTCTTCCAGGCTCGCAATGCTGCATAAATCGTCCAGCCAACCGTTGTCCATCGTACCGTCTCCCGTTGTTGTTGTGAAGTGAATCAGACCTTGCCAATCATCTCGCCGCATTCGTCCCAAATTTCGATAAAGGAATATCCAGTTCCTTTCGGGCAGTGTCGGACAACATACGTCCAGTCTTCGTCTCCGCGTTGCATGTCGGCAGCGGCTTTTTCAGCGGCTTCAGGCGTGAAAAGTTTTTCAGTTCTGTCGAGCATCTTCTTCATCTCCTGTTTGTTGTTTCGTTTGCCTTACAACAAGTATAACGACCACAACCGTGTTCAGCTGCCACGAAGTGCTTGTTTCTTCATCTTTCTCAGTCTTCTTCTTCAGCTTCTTCCAAACGAGCAACGCTGGTAAAATCTCCCAGCCAATCGTTGTCGATCGCATTCTGCGACTCAGCAATTATCTCCTCTTCAAAAGGCGTCTCCCGCAGCTGAACGATCAAACGCTCAAGCCACTGCGGATTGTCTTTCAGGTCGTCAACGGTAACGGCACGGGTGCCAGACTCAGTGTCTGCAAATCGACCTGCCAGTGCGAGCAGCTCCGCAATTGCCGCTTCTCCAAAAGTGAGCTCGACTGTGATTTTGAGTTCTGCCATTGCTGTCATCTCCTGTTTGCTGTTGTTGTCCACGTCACACAACAAGTATAACGTCCACAACCGCTGCCCGCAAGCAG